CTAGAAACGTATATGGAGCTGATCTACCAATTCTTGTGATTGCTTCAGAAGTTTTTGATATTCTTTAGTTTCTTTATCCGCATCTTCATAGGCACGTCTTACACGCCATTTGAGCGCAAGGCATTTCATGTTACGGTAAAATCGCGGGTTGGTTTTGCGGCACTCTGCCATGTAAGGCTCAAAATGTACGTCAAGAAAGATCAGTGTTGATCCATATACTTTGTAAAGATATTTGTCGTCGTACAGACCATTATTAACCGCGTTTGCACATCGTTCCCATTCATTGAAAATGGTTTTCAGGGCTTTTGCACCATCTGTTTGAGAGTTATCAGTCTTTCCCCACTCTTCAACAGGTACGGTTCCCCTGTCCTTATAGATACGCATCACTTCTGCCCACGCATCTACTACTTCTTTATTGCGTTTGTATGCTGCTTCAAAATCAAGTGAATTTTTTTCACGAGAGGTACGGCGCTGTGTACGTATGCTGGTAAAAGCTATGATGGCACCAATCATGCCAGGGTAGAATGTAGGATTTGTAGTCCACAGTCCACGCATGAACTTCCAAGTTATTCCAATAAATTCAAAGATATGCTCGGTCATTTTAGATACAAAAATGGGGGCTAGTTAGCCCCCATTCTACTGCAATTGCTGAAAGTATACAGACAATTAAACGTCCCAGTTCTCTTCGTTGAAACGGTTTCTCATATTTGATCCTCTCTCTATGTTGGGAAATGAGCAGTTCACTTTACTAGAATGATGGCTGAATTATTTCACCTCAACCATCGTAGAAATTTTTAGTTCGCGTAAGTTATCACGCTACACGGTTACGCACAATGCCTTGTCTATATCTCTAAGATAGCATAATCATCGTTACCCAACACCAATTCTAGACTACTCCTAAGTATCGGGAACTCTGTTTTCCTTGTATGTACAATATGGCATCACCTAGGTTTTATCAATGACCCGGATTACACATTTACAGGGCCCTACAGTACATCACAATCACTGACATCATCGGTTGCCACACACCTTGTTCAGAGCCCTCAGTTAGCGTAGCAGTAAACAAACACAACCTTTTAAATGAGAGGTTTAACGGTCATAACCAAAAATAGCATGTTGAGAAACACTAACCGACAGGGCTTCGATCATCTGAGCATCGATCGACAGTAAACGTCAATACCCCATGCACTACGACGTCATCAAGTGCCTCTCCCTCGATCGATTCCCCATCTTCTGTGATTAAAGCGCCGCCCATAAGCCGTACGAAGTGGTTTCGGCCGTCGTACGTCGCAAGAACAACGCTATCAGGTTCTGGCTTCAGCGAAGTGTTTATCACAGCCCAGCCTGAATCGGTTTCGATTAATCTGCAGTTCATGTCAACTTCACAGATTTTGTTGAGGGTCAGCCGATCTTCTTCGTAGTCGGTCGCCGGTGAAGGGAATCCCATCAGAACACCCTCCCCATGTTTCTCAAAATCCAGTACCGGTTCTCGCTGAAATCCGGCGTCTTATCGCAGAAGTCGGTCTGGTTACGCTCAATCCATAAGTTAGCTTCCGCATGACTGAAGTGCCAACTGGCCTTTCTTAACTCGCGGATAAAATCTTCTGTATGCAGATACCGGTATCCTTTCTGACTTAGCTGAACAGCTGATACGAAAGCCGCATTGATGTCCGGTTTACGAGGCATGATACCCTCCGATTAATAACTGTACATATATACAGTAATGTCATTTTAAAGAAGGATCAACATGGCAAATGAGAAATTGCTTTTATGATTGCGCATCCTGCTGATTTTCAAAGTCAGAAATTTCTTTCACTTTTCCGGCCTCAGCCTGGCGCTTATTCCAGATGCTGCTGTCTGGCATATCAAGACGTACATCGATCCAACTGCTTACGGGAACATCAATCGGCTCCCCTTTTGTTTTTATGATTTCGCCTTCATCGCCAATCACGTATTTGCGCTTAAACAGATGAATCTTCAGGCCACCGCTATCTGTTTGTTCGGCCTCAACCACACCCAGCTCCCCCATGCCGCCTGGGTCCATTGGCGGCAGTAGCTGCCATCCCTCGGAGGCCAGGCCTGCCGAACCGGTGAGCATATAAACACCCACATCGAGGCGAGAAAGGTTTATCCCCTCCGCCTCAGCGTTCGCCGTACCGCAGCCGCACCATGTGAAGCCATCCTCTGCCACATCGGTACGCTTACATAGTTCAGGGCTCGTTACGATACGGGCAACCGGAGAAGCAGCTTTCAGGGTGCCATCAGAGGATTTGGTGGTGTTTTTATCAGTGTAAGGCGTATAGACCTGTAGACTCGCACCATCAGTGGTTCCGGAGGATATTTTGATTCCTTGTCCTCTCTGCCCAACACAAATGTTGAAAAAGCTATCGAATGACTGGGTGTAAAGGCAGGGGCCACCAGCCCAGGTGTGACCAGTATCTGCATTATTACGCCAGAACTCAGTTACGCTTGCGCTAGACCTCAGATACCCAACAACTTGCGTATCATTCCAGGTTCTAACAACACCCTTACCTCCTAAACCAAAATCCCCTTCAGATATCATTTTCCCAGAAGAGCTGTAAGCATCGCGCGTGGCGCTACTTCCCAAACCGAGGTTTGTGCGAGCGTCTTCTTTGCTCGTTGCGCCGGTACCGCCATCAGCCACCCCCAGCGCACCATTGCTTCCTTTAAGAGCCAGTTTACCGATGCTGGGGATGGTTACTGGCGTGCCGTTGATGGTTACGGTGATGCTCTGATTTGCAGAAGTAGTGGCGAACGTCTCCCACGCGCCAATATTCTCGTCATACTCTTTAATGAGCTGAGACATAGCCTGCGCCAGACCGTCAACAGAGATGATGTCAGATACCAGAATGCCGTACTTTTGGCCGCTCAACGCCGGAGATGCAGCAGGCGTAACCGTCAAAGACGCGGCGTTATTCACCGATGAAATCTGGAACATCTGCACCGGGTTAGACAAGACGATAATAGTCTGGCCAGCGCGAACCTGGCTGGCGGGTGCCGTCCAGTTTGTGCCGGTGCCGGTTGCGGTATTTCCGTTTATGGCGATGGTGCCGGTGTTATAAAGCATGTTTTCTCCAGGCAATAAAAAACCCCGCCGAGGCGAGGTTGATTTGAATAAGCAGTTAATTCAGACGTACATATCGGGCAAAACAGGAAGGCTGAGCGGCGTTATCGTGTTATTACCGAAAATGGCGTACTGTTCGCGCCCAAGGTATTTCCCCCCCTGAACTGAAGCGCTGCCGTTCTGTATTTTTATTCCAAACATCCGGTATACGTACATGCCGTTTACCATATGAACCATCAACCCAAATCTACCCAAAGGAACATAGCCGTTGCCGATGTTCACGGCACTCGTCGAAGGAGACCAGAGCTGATTAAGGTATACGAAAGGTCGTCTTGTCGTTGAAAACGTGCAGGCTCCGGCAGCATTGAAGATATTGAGCCCGGTTCCGGGCAGTGGTGCCACGCCACTGGCGAAAATGACAATATCTATGGTACCGGATGCCGGTGCGTCATCATTCGTGGATGGAGCACTGAAGAACCTGACCGTGTTACCGTCGAAGTCAATCGTGTTACCGCTATTACAGCGTCCAAAAACGATATATTTCGACTTATCATAACCAGCTATTGTCGGCACCGCCCACCCCCCCGTAGGAACGTTCACAGTACCTTTCCAGATACACTGCCCTGATTGCGTTGCATTGGTTATCGAAGTGAAGTCGGTGCTGTCGCTGATGAGTAGCCCCACGCCATTACGCTGACCTGACGGAAATATCTGCCAGAGGCTTCCGGGAAACGTGTACGTGCTTTCACGCTCACTGATGCTTACATCCTTCATCGTGGAGTTCTGCGTTACTCTGCCGCCGGAAATGGTGACCGAGTTCATTTTATGAAGCAGGCCCGAATCAAGATAAGCCGTTGCGTGCGGGATAAACAGCACCTGCGCACCGGAAACATATCCGGCAATATCAGCGTACTTGGCTTTCTGGTAGCCACTATCAAAGCTGGCCCCAAACGACGGGCATCTCAGACCTGCCGTTATCTCCATACGCTTTCCGCCGTCATTCGGCTCTATCAATAATCCTGTCGGCATATTATGTCCATGTCCCCAGTATGATCCGACCACCACCCGGTATATTGATGGTTACGCCATTACCATTGATAACCGTTGTGTTGCCCGAGCCATTGAAGGAAAAATTACCATTTGTGGCGTAAATCGAGCCGCGAACGGTCACATTGTTGAACGTTGCATACCCTGACTTATTGATGTGCCAGCCAACGTTTCCGGTTCCATCCCAAGTTGATGACTGGATATAGCTACCAATTTTAAGGTTACTGATAGTGCCGTCACCAATAACCGTGTCCCGAATGATGGTTTGCCCGTTCTGAATAACGAACGGAAGCGTGACCTGAGCGCCAGCCTGTTGAGTAACAGCGAAGCGGTCAGCCAGGAAAATAACCTGCGACTGCATACCAGAAGGAGTATTCTCGACGCCGATCCCCATCCCGGCGGCGTAATACTGCCCGTTAGCGGCAACGCCAACTTTGATGTTATACATCGCGCTGATGTTGCCGTTAATATCAGCCACCGCATTAGCGGTTTGCGTGATAGCAGCAGTCTGTCCATTCACCGTTACGGTCAAAGAATTGATTTTTGTTGCAGATGCCTGAGTGAAGTCAGCCAGGGTTTCGGTGAGATCAGTTGCGTTGGAAATATTGCCACCGGCAGATGCATCGAGCGTAACAAGAGCACGGGCAACTGCCGAGCTGCTATCAGCAATCGTTGTGTCGATGCGGTCGATGCTTGCGCTGTTTCCGGCATTCGTCACGGTTTGAGATCGACGCGAAGTGACCTGCGCCAGCCCGTTCTGGATTATGGCGATAGCGGAGTTCTTCACCCCTCCCGTCATTCCATCCATCGATACAGAAATCTCGTCGATCTTCACAGCTGCCTGAGCAAGACCATCTGAGTTTTCCTGAATGGCCAGCGCCTGCTGTTCAATGTCGTCGGCATTCTGTTTGATGTCGTCAGCCATTCCAGCAATTTTTTCATTGCTGTCCACCGCGTTCTCGATCAGGTCTTTAAACGTATCGGAATCTTTAATCTCTTCCAGGATCACATCGGTGATGTCGGAAACATCGATACTGGCCTGCCCTCGTACCCAGTCTGTGTACCCTGATTCGTTTCCGGTTCGGTCCACCAGCTGTGCGCGGTACCAGAAAATCTGCCCCGCCTTGAGGCCCATCTGCTGATATTTGCGCTGCGGGTAAGGCACGTCGGCCAGAAGCATCGCATCATCTGCGGTCCCGGTCAGGCTATACTGGATCTCCGTCTTCAGCGTATCATCGGTATTTGCAGGGAATCCCCAGTTCAGCTCGATACCAAATACCACGTTTTCAGAAGCAATAAAGCCGACTGGCTTCGGCGGATTTCCCACCTTTCCGGTCAGTGTTTTCTCTTCAGAGTATCCCCACCCTGACGAAATCTCGGCGGCGTTGATGGCGCGCACGCGCACCAGGTAGCGCCCGGCATAAATACCCGGCACGTCAAAGGATGTGGTGGAGCTGCGCGGCACGTTCACCCAGTTCCCATCGTTGCGGCGCCACTGAGCTTCATAGGCGATAGCGTTCTGCGCCTGATCCCAGCTCGCGCGCATCGTTTCGACGCTGATATTCTGCTGAACTACAGAGAATGAGCTGATCAAGATATTCGCCGGTGGAGCCTGGTTGCCGGGAGGAATAACGCTGATCGGGCGCTGGTCGATTATCGCCCCCGTATCAATGCGGGCATATTTATCCGGATCGTGATTTGCGCCGGTAATCGAGAAAGTGCCATCACCGTTATCAGAGACACTGACAACACGATACTGCTGTGCGTATAGCTCGTCTGACTCTATGACCCAAACGGCTTCGGCCTGTGGCGTCTCACTGTATGCCGTGGTGACTGTGACTGATTCCCCGTTCACAGCCTGAATGGTTCTGCTCTGCGACGCTCCGGAAGGAAGATTGAGAATAAGGCGATCACCTGCTGCTGCATCTGCCACGCGGTCAAGTTTGATAACGCGACCGTTAACGGCGCTGATGCGGCCGCCCATAACCTTTCCTGAAAGCAGCTCGTCTGCCACGGCGATAATGTAGCCCGGCTGCGGAATGTTTCCGTCCAGCCCGACATCAAACGAAACAACGCGATCCTTGTTGTTGGTGAGAATTCCCCAGCGCCCCTTTCGGTTTGCTTCTGACTGCCTGGTGCAACCGATGGCTGTCATTTCCAGCTGGTTGAATCCGTACCGCGCCACCAGAGCCTGCTCAAAAACTGGCTCCATTGCATCTGCGTAGGCGTTGTCCGGATCAGAATAGGATACAAGCGCAGTGGTATAACGGGTCTTTGTCGTGCTGCTCGTGTACGTAAATCTGCCATCAACGACGTTGGCGCGCGTATAGCTGTAATCTATATCGCGCGGCATATCCGCCAGACTGACAATCTGATCACCACCCCAGTACGTCATGCCACGGAAGATTGCAGCAAAATCACGAAGCACCGTGTAAGCATCATTGCGACTCTGAACATAGACGTTGCAGATATAGCGAGGCTCGGTGCCGCTGCCGCCCTTCCCGTCTGGTACCATCTGATCGCAATACTGGGCAACCTGGTATAGCCCCCATTTATCGATATTTGCCGCAGTAAGGCGATTACCCAACCCAAAGCGGTCGGTAACCACTAGGTCATAAAAAATCCACGCAGGGTTATCAGTCCATGCCCACTTAAACGCGCCAGTCCAGGTTCCACTGTATGAACGGGTCTCCGGATCATAGGTATCAGGAACACGAATAACACGCCCACGCGGCTCGCAAGAAATCTGAGGTATAGAGCCATTGAACTGGCTTGAGTCAAATTCGATATACAGCAGCGCGGTGTTTGGATACCGCAGCTTAGCGTCGATAACTTCTGTGTAGCTCTGCAGCGTCATCGTGTCACCAATCTTCGCACTGTTCGCATCGACGGTTATTTTACGCAGACGAACGGTCCAGGTGCTGCCAGCCTGCGGTAAATCAATGCGGTGGCTGCGCTCGTAGCCGGAGGTTGTCTTGCCGGTTACGCTGGTATTAAGCACGGTCTGCCATGTTCCGCCGTCCGTCTGCAGATCAATCGCATAATTAACCGAGTAACCGACCAGATCACCGTCGTCCTCCTGTTTGAAAAGCGATGGCCATTTCAGACGCAGGCGAACTGCTGAAAGCTGCGTATTGGTAAACGTGCGGGTCCATGCTGTGGCGCTTGATACCTCAGTTCCCACGCTAATTTCGTTTTCGGTGCCGGGAATACCCTGAATATATTTTTGCGCCTGCGTTCCCGCGCGAAACTCCCACGTCACCCCACTGAAGTTTTGCGAACCGTCACTGTTTTCCAGAGCGGTGCCATCAAGATAAATATCTTTGCCCGTCAGTTGGCCGGAGAATTCTCCCTCACCGAGAGCCATTAATATTTTTGCTTTAGCAACGGACTGCAAATCGTCTGGCTGTTCAGTTGGAGTTCGGGAGCTTGAGCTGCCGCCCTTACGGCCTGTTATACGTTTATTTGTCATATTTCGCCCATAAAAAAACCACCCGAAGGTGGCATGCAAGGGAATCTGCTTTTACTGCTGGTCTTCGACATAAATACCGGCTGAAATAATCGCGCCACCAATCAGACGCTTACCGTATAAGAGTGGTACCGGATAGCCCTGCGCTGCCGTATTTGTCACACCACCAAATGCATAGCTGGCCTGATTGTCGGCAGATTGTTTGCTTGCAAGGCCAGTTGCTTGAGGAGAAAGCATCTGAACAACACCGCCAAGCATCATGGCTGCACCTATTTTCATTGCGGCAGGCCCCCATGCTGCACCACCCCATGCTTGCCCAATTGTGGCCCCTAATGCACCGACAACCACCAGAACTGCACCTAAAATAGTTTGGAGCATCCCGGCCTTTTTACTTCCGATAATTATGGGAACAATGCGAATGACATCCCCCGTTAACGGATATCCTAAATCATCTTTCCCTATATTTTTTTTGCCTTTGAATAAAGCAAACGTCAAACCTCTTCGCGCGCTTGTATTCATGTATTTTTCAAAACCGTCCAGGGTACAACATAATGCTCTAAGAGCTTCCTGAGTTGTACTGACTAACCTGTGATGACTTTTCCCGAAAACTTTACCAAGAGATCCGCTAAGCTCAATTCTTGTCATTATTTCTTGCATAATTTACCTCATTAAAAAAAACCACCCGGAGGTGGTTTGATTTATAAACAGGATTTTGCGGCACTTCCCCAAGGGTCTCCGATGCCTCTGCTGGCTGCATAAACTTTAACTTCAGAACCTGTTTCTCCTGAGGCATGAATTATTGCCATAGACAGAACGCCAAAGACATTATCTGCTGCAGAAATCTTATAGCCGTATTCAGTTTCAATGCTTGTCGCTTGTGGATGTAGGTCCTGCCATTTAGGAGCTAAACATTTATTCAACTGAGAAGCTGACTTTGCCGAAACCCCAGAATAAATAGGACCTTGTTTTTCAAGGCTAGATGCACTACAGCCAATCAATCCACAAACACCTAAAATTAGAATTAATTTTTTCATATCCCTATCCCCCATGGTTTTACCAAAGGTTAACACAGAGATTTGTGGCGAAGAACCTTCATGGTTCGCTCTTGCCAGTACCCGCCGTATGGCACACGCTGGCTGAGGTGACCATAAAGATGGTGTAGCAGCATGTTTCCTTCCATAAGAATACCGGCATGGTTCCACTTTTTAGACTGCACCTGCATGATCACCATATCACCTGTCTGTGGAGCGCCGTCGAATTCTCGGAAACCACATTCGTACCAGCAGTCCTGATAATAGTTATCCGGATAGCTGTCCTCCCACCAGGGATAATCGACCCGGTAATCGTGCAACTCGATCCCGTGCGTCTGCCGGAAATAGCTCATCACCAGTCCCCAGCAGTCGAAGTGGCCAAGCACGAACGGGCGCTCAAGCAGGGGCAACTCACCCCGCGGCTGAATAGTGCGTAAATCTCCCTCCGGCCAACTGACAATATGCCAGGGCAGAAGCGTTGCATCACACTGAGCCTTATCCAGTTCGCTCGGTTGTGTCGTTGCATCCGGATGACTGTGAACAACGGCGATCACCGTCCCCCAGTCCTCGGCGGCCGCATAATCATCTTGCGAGAGGTGAAAATGTTCGGTTGGCTCTGCTGCGAGATTTTGACACGGAAAATACCGCTCAACGCGACTCTTCTGCACCACCACGCCGCAACACTCGCGAGGGTACTCCGCAGCAGCATGAGCCATGATAGCCGTAATGGTTTTCTGACGCATATCAGCTCCTGATCAAAGACGTTCCCGGGAAACCACCAAACGATAGTTCGTTATTTTCTCCGAACCGGAGTTTGCAGGCCGTCAGCGTTCCGTTGCATTCATCCAGAGACGGATCGCTTACCGGGTTGTTGTTTTTGTCGAAGTAACGCGTACCGGCATAATCACACCCGTCCCCAGTGCGGTATTTATTTCTGATGCACCAGGTACACAGGGAATGCAGCTGGCGCGTGGGGATCATCAACCCCTGCAGGTCCATCGGGCTGGAAAGCGTAAACTCCACGGTTTCACCATCTTCGCCACTCTTGGCATCGATGTAGTAAACCTTCAGCTTCTCCTGCGTTGGGTCTGCAGTGGGGTTCCCGGCGGCAAAGTTCTCAGCGTCCAGATACTGCGCCAGCGTGTCGTGGACGGTGACTTTTGCCTGTAGCAAGTCGTCATAGGCCAGGCAAAGCGCCGTAATTGAGCTGTCAATATTGCCGACCGACAGGCGGGGTTGCGCCGAACTACCGTCCGTGGAGGTTTCGATATCTTCAATCTGGCATGGCCACGCCCGGTATTCATTCCCCTGCCACCATATCGATTTTGCCGGGAGTTTCGACTCATTCCCTCCCGCCATAATTATCTCTTCCTGCGTGTGGGGGATGTTGTAGGCGTGAAAGTACATCACGTCCGTCAGACCGAATGCGGTTCCGTCTACAGAAAAAAGCCGGACATCATTGCCCGGCTCTAGTTTTTGGTAGTCAGCATTTAAGCTCATGGTTTATATGCCTGAGTGAATGTCGCCGTCAGTGAAAAATTTCCCGCGCCCATCGGTGTGGGTTTGTATTGGTCGCAGCGATAAAGGCCCAAAGGCTCCAGTGGGGGCTTCCATTGGAATGCCTTTCGCCCTTCATGCCTGTCCAGAAAGGTTTTTATAGCCTCAATGTAAGATTCGGTTCCGACGAAGTTTAAATCCCACTCCTGCGACCGGGGATTGATGCCGTCGCCGGACACCTGGGAGTAACCATCCCCAAACTGTGCTTTGCGTGTCCGCATAGAAACAGTCTGGCTGGGGCTAACCCGGGGGCTCCAGTTAAAAGTTTCAAGCGCCATTATCGGGTTCCTTTTGTACTTTTCCAGATAGCACCGCCGGGGCGAAGGTCAGACTGAATCATTTTGCGATACCGCTGATCCACAAAACTGCCGATTTCCTTACCAAACTGCTCCCACCCGGTGGTGGTCTGCGTGCCAGTATTCCCATCTCCCTCAATTGTGATATACACCACAGGTGCAGCGCCTGACGACTGAGAGCCACCACCACCGACAGAGCGCACGCCCAGCGAACCATCAGCCGCACGGGTTAAAGGCATGATGGCTTCAGGTCCCGCTTCTCCCATCACCCCTGCCCCTTTAGCGAACGCAAAGAACGTCGGGTTATCGACGACCTGGCCGCTGTATGCGCTTAAGTCAGAGGAGGAATAAACGCCACCCTTAGCGTTGAACTGGAAGTTGTTTCCATAGTCTGCAATTGCTGTTCCTGAGCTGGTTGCCGCACCGCCACTGACGCCACCAATAACACTCGAACCAATACCCATAATCGAACTCAGGATGGTATTAGTAACCAGGGCCTGCGCTGCCATATCGACAAGGTTTTGAACAATCGACTGAGTTAGCGTGGAGAACAGATTGATCATGCCTTCTTTAAAGGTCTGTGTCCGAGTCAGCAGGCCAGTCAGGACATTCGTGGTACGCTCCCGGGTAGCCTCAACCATGCCGATCGCCAGGTTATTGAAGTCACTTTGTGAGCGATATAATTCCAGCGCGGTCTGATACTGTGCATCAGCAGAATCTTTACTGCTCTTCTGCATAAGCATTTCGTATTGCTGCTTGCTTACAGCGCCATTGCGATAGTAGGTCTCGATCAGGCTTTGCTGCTGTACGAGTTGATTCCTTTGCTGGGCAAGCGGATCAACGTCCCCGGAAAGCTCAAGACGTGGTGCTGAAATAGCATTAGCCTGTGCCTGTAGGATTTGTCGCGATGTCTCCTGTGAAAGGGTGACACGAGCAGCCATATACTCCTTTTCAGTAAGCAGACGGGCATCAAGAAGCGACTTCAGCTCCTGACTGGCTTCCTTTTCCTGATTGATTGCGGAGCGCGCGGGTGAGTACTGCTCAGCAAGTTCTGCGCGTTGCTTCTGGTAATTCTCAGCATTCATCAGCAGCGTGCGCTGCAGGTCTTGCTCACTGGCTCCATTTTTACGGGCGGCTGCGATTAGCTTTTCCTGGCTGGCTTTTTCCTGAAGGTCAATTTTGCCAAGGCTGGTTGCATGAGCCTCTTCAATCTCCCTGCGCAACTGAAGGTACTGATTGACTGTATCCTTCTTGGCCTTTTGAGTATCTTCACCGGTCCACGGGGTAGTGACACCCTCACCGGCCTTAGCCGTCTCTGCAGTAATAGTTTTGATGTCACTCGCGAGCGATTTAGCTTGATCTGCAATCCCTGTCTGGACTAAAAATCGCGCCTTACTGACATTCTCAAGGTTAGACTGGGTTGTCTCTAAGCCCTTGTTAACTGATTCAAGGTCTGCTTCGGCTCGTTTTTTGCTGTCCTCTACTCCTTTTTTCTGCCGGAATGGGTCAAAGCCACCAAGGCCATCAAGCCTGCTGTCCGCGTCCTGAATTTCCTTGATGAGCTGATTGCGCTGAGTTATCTGATTTTCATACTGGTCTTGCAGGTCAATTTGCTTAACGGCAAGCTGTTTATCAGACATCTGCATCAGCGCAGCTGTGGTTTCAATTACCGCACCCTTGAGGTCAATTGCAGACTGACGGGCATCTTTCGCCTGCTGATGAAAATACAGAAGCGCAGAACCTGCCAGCATAGCGGCACCGAATGGCCCTCCAACCAGAGCTAAAGCCCCACGAGCCAGCCCCACAGCAACTGAGGCAGCACGAGCTGTCAGAGATACCTGACGATTAGCCGAAGCCAACTGCATTTTCGCTCTGGTTGCCAGATTCGTTTGCTCGGTTTCTTCCCTAATTAACCGGTTAAACTCCCCCTGATAATTAACGTTAAGGCCATGCTGCCTGGCGGTCTTCTCCATCTGGCGGTAGTACCCAAACTCCGCATCATTACGCTTAAGCGTTGCTGCTGTAGCTTCCAGCGTTTTACGAGCGCCATCGGCCTGGGCTGCGGCTGCAGCTTTTACGGCTGCCTGATTCTGTTGCCAGGCGCTTACATTTTCGCGAAGACCAGCAGTGAGTTTTGTTGAGAGAACAGGGATTAATGTGTACAAGGCTAAGCTTGCAACTGCATTGAAATTATCGGTAAGCAGGTTGATGCCATCGGTTACTGACTGGATACCGGAACGCAGAGGGCCGGTACTGCTTTGACCAATCTTGATGATCATCCCTTCAAAAGCACTTGTCAGCCCCATGATGTCGCCATTCAGGTTATTCACGCGAATAGCGGCCTGCTCATGCGCAGTCTGGGTGCCGGTTAGAGCCTGGGTCAGGGCGTCAAGTTTGCTGCGGTTGTCCACCAGCACTGATGCGGCGTTGATATTCTCAACGCCAAAAAGTTTTACAGCCTGTGCGGTGGAAAGATTTTTCTTCGACAGGTTTTCCAGTGCACCACTAAGACCCACAACCGAAGGCTTCAGAGTTTTGTCAGTACCTTTCTCCAGAGCGAGAATGACGTTTCTCAGCGCTGTGCCTGCTTCTCCGCCTTTGATTTCTCGCTCTGCCAGAACCTGAATCGCTGCGTTCAGCGTTTCAAAACCGACCCCGGCTTGCGCGGCGGCCACACCACCATTTTTGATGGCTGCAGCAGTATCAGCAATTTCAGATGCGCCGAATTTAGCACCGGCTGCCAGCACATTGATATATCGGTCAGCCTCCTGAGCCCCTGCGCCGAACTGATTAAGCGAAAGGGCCAGAGTACGGGTTGCATCAGGTAAAGTTGAGCCAGCGGCTTGAGCAAGAGTAAGCGCGCTCTTTGTCGCAGCCGTAAGCCCGTCTGCGGTCTGAAGAAGTTCAGGCTTAGCTGACGCCATCAACTTCAGGGCTTCAACTGCCTGGCTCGCACTGTATTCTGTGCTTCGCCCCATTTCCTGAGCTGCTTCATCAAGAGTCTTTAATTGGGCTCCCGTCGCACCAGTGATGGCAGAAAGATCGGACAGAGCCTGCCCGTACTCCCGGGTTGTTGTGATAATTGCACCAAGAGATAAACCGGCACCAGCAAAACCCGCCAGTCGACCAGCAACACCCGAAATGGTTCTTCCCATACGGGAATAAGCTTCATCGGTCTTTTTTGCATCTTCCTGTGCGTTACGGTTGAAACGCATTGATGAGCTCTCAGCTTCACCGTATGCGCCCATCAGCTGAGATTTAAAATTGGCTGCGTTGAGATGCAGCCCGACGGCAAGGGAGGCAACGTCAGCCATTACATTAACGCTCTCATTACGGCCGCACACTGATCGTCAACGTTACTGACTACAGCGGGAGGCGGGGTTTCAGGAAGTGGCCCACTCTCCTCGCCAGGACGGCTGATAGCACCGGTACGAAGGAAATACGCGCGCCAGTGGTAGAGAGTGTCTACCGGGAGTGAAGCTATCTTTGACGGATCGGGCTCGCCCCAGCGGTCGGCCAGCCAGAAAATAAGCTCAAGCCAGGGCGAGCTGGTTAGTTTTTTTCCGCATCCTCAAGCTTGCCCAGGGCATGTTTTTTGACGGTGGCAATAGCGTCCAGCAGGGCCACGTTGTCATGCGCCTGCAGCAGTTCCGCTGCGGTGGGCTTGTCTTCCGTTGCGATTGATCTGCCGTCAGGCTGAACCAGGCAGTCGACAATCAGCTGCACGCTGAGTTCTGAGGCTTTACGTGCATCTTCTGCAATCTGGCTGTCACGCAGCGCTTCTTCATGATCGATGAGTTCGCCAGCTGTCATACGGCGAAGATAAACGGATGTTCCAAAAATTTCGGCAGTAACAATTGCGTTTTTAGGTTTCAGCAGAGCTGATTTCAGAGCAGAGACATCGATGGTAGACATAATTTTTCCTGAATATGAAAAAGTTAAAGGCCGCCAAAAAGCGGCCAGTGAAGAATGTTATGGATCAGCTGCCTGCAGCCGTACCCCAGACGATGTTGTTCTGTTTACCCTGAACGGTAATCTGAATGACTTCACTTGCCGGAGCAGTGATTTCATTCATCTGCCAGCCAGACAGGGCCAGGATCATGTTTGCCGTTCGCCCGTTCGGCAGCTCAACGTAAAACTGTACGGTTTCACGGTTCTCTGCGGCATTGAGGAAATCGGCAAAGTCCTGGTTGGCCGGATCGTCGATGAAGCCCAGTGATTTTTCCGGGCCTTCAGGCAGGTCGGAAATAAACTGTTTGCTGGTATCAATCAGGGTGGTGCAGTCCACAAAACTGCCAGTCTGACCTGTAGCGCCCAGCGCTTTACAGTTGATGAGCGGTTTCATTGTTGCTACGTCGCTGCCCGCAGCACCCCACATAACAACGGTGCCAGCAGGCAGCATCGCGTACTCTGGCGAAGTTTTATCAGCCATAATTTCTCTCTCTTTGAAGGTGGCAGCGAGCGCTACCGGTGGTTTTCAATGCGGTCGCGTATTTCTATCGCAAGGATGCGCAGAACTTTTGCTTTCTGATAATCGAGCGCCGGACGAATGAAGGGACTGGCGACCTGCTTCACGGTGCCCATCTCCTGAGCCAGCGCTTTGATGAAGTGTTTTTTGCTCGGGCCAACGCGGAGATAAACAACCGCATTGCCTTTAGCTTTCGAAGAAGAGGAACGGATTTTTATAGAATCGCGCATGTGCTCATCTTTTGCCGATTCGTCATATCCAGCATGCGCTTTCATATCCTCCAGAACAGGCTCAAGAGCCGCTTTCGCGGCATCCCGCAAAACCTGCGTACCAACCTTTTCACCAAGGGCAAGGAGCTGCCGTTCGAGTTCCTGAAGCCCTTTTACTTCCATGCGGATCATGATTACTCCTCATAAAAATAAAGTACGTAATCGCGGATTAGCCGGTACTGGACCTGGTTGCTTGTCAATGTGGTTTTATCCTGCAGGATATTGCCGCGCTGAACATACTGAACCGGATAGCCCTCAAGTGTGCCGTGGGTAATCTTTTTCCATTCAGCCCAGACGGCTTTATCCAGCTGGACCAGCCCGGTGTAGTCATCCACTTTGTACATCGAGATTTGGAAGCGCCCAGCGATAAGTCCTGTACGGAGCATGCCAGTTTCAATTTCAGGATCAGAGATACGTTGGAACGTCACACCGTTCTGCGCACTATCAGGAAGCAGCAACGGATAAACCGACATACCAGACAGGCGTTCCAGGGCGGTTTTAATTGCCTGCTCTATCATGGCGGTTATCTCTCTCAGCTGTAATGACAGTGCGATCTGACTGGCTACAGTCGGCAGCCCGAACGGTATAGACCTCATCACCCCAGACGATTTTCCAGTCGGTTTGAACGTCCTTACGGGCTCTGATGGTAAACAGCCAGGTTTCAACTACCTGCTGCTGGTCAAGGGTGCGGATTTTTCGGTTAGATACGTTTTCTGCCTTTGCCCATACAGTCGCAACATCCACCGTAATTGAGGGGAGTGGCTCGCCAAGCGGTCCTCGCTGAGTTTCCAGCTTCTCTAATCTGATGCGTTTATTAAGCTCGCCAGCACGTAAAGAACTCATAGGCCATAAATCCTATAAGGCTGAAGAAGGGCTTCGACGGCGAGGGGAACCTGAGCCACAGTCTCACCAATGACGACAGATTCACGATTGGCGTACCAGTGTCCGATCAGCAGTAACATGGCCGCCTTCACATCGTCATTAAGAAGAATCGGGTCCGGGTCGTCTGCGTAGCCAGGGGAGCTTTGATTTTCATAGAGCGTTCGCCTTGTCCATGTCTGGACGTAACGGGCTGCCGCACCGGTGTATAAAGTCAGCAGGGCATCGTCTCCGGAAAAATCGGTATCAATGCGGCAGTGCTGTTTCACCACATCAAGATCGACCATTATTTTTTCGCCTTTTTTTCCGCTTTTACTTCGGGCTGTTCCTGCTGCTGTTCCTGCTGCTGTTCCTGCTGCTGTTCCTGCTGCTGTTCCTGCTGCTGTTCCTGCTGCTGTTCCTGCTGCTGTTCCTGCTGCTGTTCCTGCTGCTGTTCCTGCTGCTGTTCCTGCTGCTGTTCCTGCTGCTGTTCCTGCTGCTGTTCCTGCTGCTGTTCCTGCTCTGCAGGATTTTCTGATTCATCGAGCATCGCATAGCCTTTTTTGATGAGCTCGCGCCCGTGCTGTTCCAGAGTTTCCAGAGGAAGCCCTTCAGTAACGACGGTACCGCCGAAATAAATCGGTTTAAGTGCGATTAATTTCATAATGCCACCTGTAAAAGCGGCCCGAAGGCCGCGGTTTTTATTAGCTGCCAGCACCGCCAGAGAACGCACCGTAAATGAAAGCTTCAGGGCGTTTAACAGCAAGAGCCAGTCGCTCTTCGCAGCGGATGGAAATCATGTTTTTCTCGAAGTCGTCGGCGTTCTCCGTGGAGATAACGACGTTGGCGTCTTCACGATCGAACAGTTGAGCTGCGGCATTGAATGCGCCTGTCAGGAACTTGCCCTGGAACGCTGCTGCCTCAGTCGCTACCACTGGAAGTCCCCAAAGCGTAGGACCAGTAAGAGCTGCCGGGTTAGCCAGGATATAGCGGCCCAAGCTGTCTTTCGTGAGCTCGATTTTCGCCCAGTCGATGAAGTGCAGGACGTGACCAGATGCTGGGAAACGAGCCAGTTGAGCCTGAAGCATTGCCAAGCGCAGATCATCAATCCCGTTCTGGCTCTCAACAGAAAATGCCGGGTCGAATGCTGAGGCCTGAGGAACGATGCCGTGCAGGTGCACACCAGTGCCGTCACCGAACAAGATTTCCTGTTCTTCAACGTATTTCAGGCCGTAACGCATCTCAGCGTCAACGGTAGACTGAAGTTGAGCGAAATCGTCAAGGATCTGCTTTGATGCCTTAAACATGTGCGCGATGGTTGTCACCGGCGTGATTTTGGTTGCGAATTCAATATCGCTGTAAGGCTTGGCAGTACCTTCTGCAACGACTTTCGCTGCATTGGTAAAGCCCGTTTGCTGTACCCAGAAGATTGCAGGTGAAGATGTACGGCCAGGCGCGATCAGATCACGGATGAAGAGCCGCTGTTTAGGTGCGGTATCGATGCCTGGCAAGCGCTGTGGTTCAACCACCCCATCTGCAACATCGGTAGAAAGCAAGGCGGCATGAACAGGGACGCTTACGCGTTTATTGCCTTCAACGCTCGCGGCAAAAGCTTTCAAAGCTTCGCTATTAATCACCACCTGACCAACAGTTTCAGTAACTTTCGCAGCGTTGTTCAGTGGCATCTGCGCAACATGCTGCTCCAGCTCGCCCAGGCTGGCTTTCAGAGTTTTCTCAGCTTCCTTAAGAGCATTGAGCTCTGTCGCCATTTTATCTACAGCGTCTTTGGTCTGAGCTGAGAGCTGGCCATTCTTTTTCGCTTCGGTCAGCGCCTCTTCAGCTTTCGCGTTGAATTTGCCAGTCGCATCTTCAATGCTGGCTGTGACTTTTTTCAGGATTTCGTTTACTTCAGACATAAAGGGTCCTTATTTGACTAACGCCGCCAGGGCGATTTCAAGTGAATTGATGGTTTCAGGTTTGATATCTTCGGCAGCGCCCGGCGTACCGTCGTTGATGGTGGCAGCGCCAGACATGCCACCGGATAAGGCTTTAATGAGTTTTCGGCGCTCAGAGCGCGGAGTGTTGGTTTTAGCAAGAAGCGCATCGAGTTTTCGCAGCGCGGCAGCGGGGGATTCATCACCAACGCTTACTGCATCAGCAGAAAGGAGGCTGTCTGCCAGCCCTTTCGCCACGGCATCACTGCCACCGATATAGCTTTCTGCATCCATCAGCTTCTGTACGGCGGCCATATCGAGACCGGAACGCGCAGCGTAGATGTCAGCCATGGCGGTATCAAAGGGTTCCAGTGACTGTGCCAGTTCTGCAAAATCATGGCGGTTGCCCATCGCATAAACCCAGCAGTTGTGGATCATTAGGAAGGCACCACGACCAACCTGAATATCATCCCCGGCCATCGCAATGATCGAGGCTGCACTGGCAGCAATGCCTAACACCTTCACCGTTACACGGCCTTCGTATTCGCGGAGAAGGTTATAAATTGCCAGGCCTTCAAACATGTCTCCGCCCGGTGAGTTGATATTCACCGTAACGTCGGAACCGTTCATCGCCCGAAGTGCACCGGCAATACGTTTAGCTGTTACCCCTTCGCCCCAGTAGTCCTGCCCGATAACATCAAAAACAGAAATGCTGTTATCGTCGGTGGCCGCAGCTTTTATCCCGCCGTCCCAGCGGTCCAGTGCGGACGGTAATGTTTCACAGGTAACGCGCGCGCAGGGGCGACCCGCCGGTGCTACCGGAAGTTGTTTTTTACTCATCAGGAAATTGCTCCTAAGCGGCCTGTTTCAGCGGAGATTGTTCGAAGGAAACATCGGGGAATACGTGGTTATGCAGTTCTCTCAGGGCTAGCGCCTGAACAGCAGGATTGATGCTTTCGAGATTTTTCAGTTGCGTCAGGTTTAGCTGAACGGTGTAAATGTCGCCCCCTTCAATCGGTGGCATGTTCTCCAGACGGCGAACGTCATTGCGGGACATCCAGCCATTCTGAAGCGCACTGGTATAGTACGCAGCACGGCCCACGCTGTCGGCTCGCAGCAGTCCTTCCACCGAGAACTCCGCAAACACCTCATCATCGCTATCAAGCAAGCACCGGCCAATTTCCTGCTCTATGTTCACCAGCAGCGGTCGCAGGGTGTGCGTCAGGAACTGCAGGTTCATACCCTCAAGGCTTGACGCCCAGCTGCTTTGTTTCGTGGTGTGACCAACCATGAAAGGTGGAACCCTGAACCAGCGGCAGATTTCCTCAATACTGAATGAGCGGCTTTCCAGCATCTGGGCGTCTTCCGGATTCATAGTAACGCCCTGGTACTTTAGTCCGCCCTCCAGAACCATAATTTTCCCGGCGTTTTTTGAACCGGTAAACTTAGCCATGTACTCACGGAGCCTTTCCCTTTGCTCCTCGTTTAATGCTTGCTCCGCTGTCAGGAAGCCAGAACTCTGTAACCCTTGTTCGAAAATTTTGGCTGCAGACTCCTCAACAGCCATCGCTGAACCGATCACATCTCTGCCAGTTTTCATCGGCATCATGCCGCAAACACCGTCCAGACCGAATCCGCGAATGTGCATGATGTTTTTGACGGGAATAACGCGCTCGTTTCCGTTTTCGGTGTATTTGTACTCCAGCGCCCCGCTGGTGAGGCGCTTAACCACCATGTTCTGAGGCAGTAAAGGCACCAGAGAAACCAGGCGGTTTGCGATGAATTTCTTCTCGATGAAGGCGTTCCCGCGCAAGCAAATACTGGCAACTACCATCAACATAAAGCGGGATGGTGTCATTTCTGAATTGGGTTTGCGGCACAGTATCGAATAGGCCGGGTGATCGGTTGCAGCTTTACGTGATCCGTCAGGCTGCCGAATGTAGATTTTCAACGGAAGGGTTGAAATAGACTCGCTTAACAGCCTTACGCATGCCCAAACAGCCGAAAGCTGGATGGCTTTGTCAGCAGTTACCACCTTGCCGCTGCTGCTTGTACCAAACCACTCCTCCCAGAACGTTCCAGTAGTCAGGCTGATGGGGACACCCAGCCAGTTAAGAAGCGCGCTTTTCACTCGCCCTGGCTGTTTATTTTTTTTCATCAGAAACCTACCATTATCGGGTTATTAAAGAATCCAGTGAGATCTTGTTTGTCCTCCCCTCCGTTAACAAGCAATCGACTTTTAGCCGTAAACAAAGCAACAGGGCCATCGATTTTGTTTTCAGGTGTGGATTTATTCGGGAAGATATTGTCATTTTTATCGGGCCTCACAGTGACGTTCGACATCATCCATGTCATAACAGGGTTACCGTCATGATGGATCTTGTTGCCATACACGTCCGCCTGCACTGACTTCATTGACTCAGACAGGTTTTTAACTGTCTGGGCAACCTCCACCAGTGGTAATCCCTCTTCGGCAAGAGCAAGGCTAAACTGTGTCGCGCTCCATGGGTCGAATGCAATTTCCTTCAGGCTCTCGCCTTTTACCCATGCTTCTACCTCAGCTTTGATGTAGCCATGATCGATAACGTCACCATCGGTCAAATCCAGATACCCGGCGTCTGCCCACTTCCTATACAGCTCGGCAATATGTTTCGGCGCGGTTTCCAGTCTTCCTTCTGGTATCCAAAACTTGGACTTTGTATGGGTATGTCCATTAGGTGCAAGCCAGGTTTTAACAGCAGCGCAAATATCAATTTTATTCGCAAGGTCGATACCTACCCAGAGCGGCCAATTTCTCAGCTCTTCATCTGGTGCGATATCAGCGCACTTATCCCAGCGATCCATGTCCATCCAAGCGCTTTCAGCTGTTACCCAGATATTCAGATGTTTCGTGAAAAAGTTAGGGCGGGCAGCAACCTGTTCTTTGGCCTTTTTTGCGAGACGGCGCATGTCGTCCCAGCGTTTGCAGATACCGAGTCCCGGATTCGCTTTCGGCCAATTGTTCTCGTCAAAGGGATCGTCTCCTTCGTCAAGGGTGTAAATCATCGCGAAATACGTGTCGTCTTCCACCACGCCTCGCAGGACTTTGATGGCGTAATCACGCTGCTCAAAACAGATCCCTTCCTTGTTCGAACCTGCGGTGGTAATGGCGAAAAGGAGCGATTGCAGGCGTGCGCCGGTTGCAGTTTCAAGTACATCCCACACGTCACGTGTGCGGTGAGCGTGGAGCTCATCGACAATGCCGCAATGAATGTTCAAACCATCGAGATTGTTCGCGTCACTCGATAGCGGCTCGAACTTGGAAGCAGAACGCTCCTGGTGAATATTGAGTTTTACATGACCAAACAAACGGCCCAGCGAACGGGGCGCTTTCTTTATCATGTTTTTTGCATCATCGAAAACGATACGCGCCTGGTCTCTTGTTGTGGCCGCCGAGTAAACCTCTGCCCCGCCTTCGCCGTCAGCGCCGGTCATGTACAGGCCGATACCGGAGGACAAAGTAGATTTGGCATTTTTACGTGCCACCTCGTCATAAGCCGTACGGAAACGGCGCACAAAAATAGTGTCACCGTCATCATCTAGCATCTGTTCGCCTGTCATCTCGTCGATAAGCGGGATCACGAAGCCAAACAGGTTAATCAAAATGAAAACATGCCACGCCATTAACTCTATTGGCTTACCTGCCAGAGCACCTTTTACGTGGGGTACAAAATCATAAAAATCGAGAATGTGCTGGGCGCGATCCTCACTGAAGTAGATGCCGCGTTCCGGCCCATGCTCTAAATCATTTAAGAATCGCTGGCACGCCAGGCGCACCAGTTCGCCAGCAACAATCTCTCCGGAGAGCACGCGCTCGGCGTACTTGATACCATCCGAAACCGTTGCCATTCATCATTTGCGCTTTTTCAAAAATTCTTCAAGTGGGTCAGCTTCCCCTTTCCCTTCGCTGCTAACTTTGCTGCGAGCGGCTGGGGTCATGCCAAATTCAGACATCATTGCCCGCAATCGTTTCCAGGCATCGGACATCATCGCAACTTGCGGATGAGCTTTAACTAACGTCTCGCCCTGCATGTTCGTTACTGTGTACGTCTCGCCAACTTGATCGATCACATCGCGGTGTTTTCGCCATTCAACATATGCGCCGATGAGAAGCTCCAGCGCCATGCCATCAAGCTTGGTGATCACATTAGAACAATCCAACTCTTCACCAATACGCTTGAACCAATACTTTTCCTGCTTGTTAAAATGCTTCGGAATTTGGGGTACCCCAGAAGGAGGTTTTGGCTCTGACTTGTTCAATGCCCGTTTTGATGGGTTACCCTTGACCAAACGCAGAGCCGTCGGGGTTCTCGGCGGTCCAGACATAATTGAAAACTCCTATTAATCGATCCTCAGGGGACCCCTAAAAAAGATCTGTAACCTGCGGGTGTGCGAAAAAAACTTAGGCGGCGGTCCTTTGGCGCGTCGTTCCTGAACTTTCAACCCGCCCTCCCCTTTGGTCAGCGCAAATGAGAATTGATGTCATTTGAGTCTTTCAACCGCTGTCTTCGCCTTGTGGCAAGGCTTGCAGAGGCTTTCGAGGTTGGAAAGGTCATCGGTACCCCCATTTGCTTTGGCGGTGATGTGGTCCACCGTCTCAGCGGGTGTATACCTTCCATTTCTCAGGCATTCCTGACAAAGGTGTTTATCCCTGTCGAGAACGATTGGGCGAAGCCTGTCCCACTTGCTGCCATAACCTCGCTGATGCCTGCTCTGTCCTCGCTGATGCTGCTGCCAGCCTTCATTAAGGTGCGTGGGACAATAGCCTGAGCGGTCGGTGGTTGTGCCTGGGCAGCCACGTTTTCGGCATGCTCTGGGTATTAACGCAGGCATCAGGCTAACCTCCACGCCCGGCGGCGATCTGTACGTGGTGTTAAATCCGGGTGACGCTCCACCGTTTCACCGTCGGCATGATCAACCAGCGAGTAACACGGATAGACCACTGCGCCGCCAAAGGCATCACCCACGGCATAATCCGCAGGCCTGCTGCTGTCCCATTTAGATAGCACACGGCTGATACGTTGAGGCGGTACGCTGTAGCACACTCCATGAATCAGGCGCGGCAACGTGATGAAGTCTGCCCTAGTCTTATCAGCAACAATCAGCCTTTCGGCTATTTGCATTTGATACTGAGGCGGGCGGCCGGTACCGAGATAAAAGCTCAGCATGTCGTCAGGAAAACGGGCCAGCCACTCAGCAACTTTCTCGATGAAACCGCGCACCAGCACCGCGTCGTCTTCCAACACCACTACCCGGCAGGTTTGCTCTGCAGACCATTGGATAGCGCGGCGATGATTCCAGTTTGCGCCCTGCCCTGTTTCATCAATGAATAGATGAGCTTGAAGCTGGTCAGCCAGATGCTGAGCCTGTTCTATTCGTAAATGATGACCAATCACAACAAAGGCAATATCTTTATCCATCAAATAAACCTCGCCCCAATTTTAGTAAGGAGGTAATCTCGCAAAAAAACAGGGGGCATTATGAAAAACTTGATACTCGGTGTGATTGCAAAAATTTCCAAAATGGACGCTGAAGCTAAACAGCTTGCGGCCAAAGTAGAAGCTCAGTCTCTGCTGATAGGTGCGTTATTACTGACCATTGGTAAAAGTGGTGGTATGAATGAAATGCTTGAGAATGTCAGAAAAGCGATTAATGCAGCTCTTGATGCAGCCGACACACCACTTAAGTCTGACGCTGAAATATTATTGAATGAATTCAATAACCTTATTTTATTAACACAGTTACTGGAAACCAACGATTCAGAAATCGATATTGAGTCGTTAAAGGAAGTTCCGGGTGAAACGGCCACTGACTAAAATTTAGCTCTCGAAGCTGGGGTTTAGTCTCCAGCTTCTATTTATGCTTCCACCATGCATTCTCTTTACCGACACCATCTGTTTTGAAAATGGTGTGAACCTTAGGGCCGGTAACGATGCGCTCGCCGAAATACTTTGCAGCCATACCGAATGCGCCCATGTCCACCAGCGTGGCGGGTGCCGTCTCCATCTTCCAGAAGCGGTGGCTTTCAATCAGATAGTGTTTCCTGATGATCCTGTGGGCAAACTCCATTACGTCTGCGCGGCTGCCACCCAGCAGGCCAGCGTTAAGCAGTGGTTCATCACGATGCTGGTCGATGAAATCGCTATAGGCTTTGCCGTGGTGATTGCCCTTCATCCATTCATCGGAATACGTCTTATGCTCAGAGCCAACGTAAATTTTACCCGGTTGCATTTCTGACCAGGGTTCTCGCAGCATCTCGACATCGGTACCATCAGTACACCAGACAAGGTGATACTCAGGATGCGCCCGAAGGTACTGGTAGACGTGCAGCCATCGAGCAAAGTAAGGGCTCATGTTCACCGGCGGCACATCAAACAGGCTTGCACCAGTTGGCGACTCTTTTAATTCGTCAGCCAGGACAATCGGCAGCGCGCCGGATATTGAGTCTGCCCAAGCCTGCAGCGCCTGCGGATCGGGTTTCATCTTCCCTGTTCGCTGTGGGTCAGGCTGGCTCGTGAGCAACGTCGTAATCACCAGGTTCGGATTGGAACCATATGATGCGAATCCGGTATAACCACGATCGCGCCGGGCGTTGAATATCGCGACGTTGCGTTTCACCAGTGCTTCACGGTCAGGCCGGGGGATAGAGCGCGTAACCTCTTCGTGCTCGTCCATTGAGTGAATGAGTTTTTCAGAGCCAACCACATCAGCGAATGCCCAGGTTGATAGCCCAGCGTTGTAGATGCGAAGCGCCAGATCAGGATGCTCGTACATCCCGCGACCGTAGACAGGATCGAAACCGCCTACCTTCTCAATCGCGCTGCGGTGGTAATAAAGCATAACGCCGCGCTGCCCGGTGTAAGCGATATGGTTATCATCCTGGTGCAGCACCGCCATATCCTTCAGCTTATTGCCTCCAGCTAGATCGAGGAACTGATAAGCCAGATGCGGCTCTGGTGATTCGATATAAGGCAGGTGCCAGTCATCAGCAATCGGCCAGGCGTCATCATCCCATAGGAAAAGATGCTCGCACCCGGCATCCATCAGTGCGGTTAAGCTGGCGTTCTTCGAGGCAACAATGCCGAGTGATGTTTCATGGCGAAGCAACTGAACGCCGTCAGGTACTACCGCTGCAGGTTTTGAGCCATCATCGATCACAACCACCAGCGCACCAGATGGAAGATGCTTCATGTGCTGATCAATGGAGCGCTTAAGCACTTCTGGTCTATTATGGGTGGTTACTGCAATACCGATTCGAGAATTTATGCTACTGATAGGAGCGTAAATGACCCCATTAATTGTGACATCCATTACATTCTCCGAAAAAGACAATAACTTCAAGCAAATTAATGATTTATCATTGATGACCCGTTAAAGGAGAAAATTCATGAGCGAGAAATACTTGGATGTTTTTAAATTAGTCAGAAGCGTGAAGGTCAAAGAAACTTTAGACAGTAATTATCAAAAGCTTAAGCACAACGTGGTAGCCGCAGCAGAAGCATCTGATTTCAAAAAGAACGTCTTTAGTTATGAAGTGAACAATGATGAATGTCTGTTACTAAGCATCCCTGCGCTTGATTGCAACATACAATTTACCCCCAGCTTAAAAATAATAAATGGGAATCAATACTTAAAGATATCCACTAGAGAAATCAACCAGACTGATGATAAAGACATAATAACTTTTTATTTAGAGAGGTCTGGTGCCATTTTCATCGGTGAAATTGATGATACAAAAAGGTTTGAAATTAATGACCAAGATTTATTTTTAGACATACTAGATGCCATCCTTAAAAAACTGCAGGCATTAGGAAGATTCTAATATTAACCTTTAGCCTCTTCTTGAGGCTTTTAATCTTCGCAATTCACATGCCATGACTTGTTATGCGCCAGAATGTCTTTCTTCGTCTGGCGGTCCATAACGTCAATGTCGTGATCAGTCAGGTAGATTGGCTTTACCCAGTCACAGGCGGTATCAACCACCACCGGGGCGCTTCCAGTTTTCGCGCAGCTCGCGATCAACGTCGTTATCAGGCATGCGGTTAACATTCTGCTGTACATTGCTGGCCTCTTTCGTTGCTTCTACCCTGCGTTCGGCTACTGCTTCAGTGGCAGCGGCCTTTTCTTCGGTTCGCTGCTGGTCTGCTTTCGCTTCGGCTTTGCTGGTGCCTCGAATATGGCCCATTCCAAAACCACCAGCTGCTGCGACACAAATTGCGCCAATGATGCCGATGATGATTTCAACCATGCTCATGCTTCCACCTTTGGTTCAAACGGTCGCACGTTGATGGCTTCTCCAGAAGGGAATGACCAGTTAAACAGGTGAACGTCTTTAGCTCACACATGCCGTCAAAAATCTCACCGGGTTCGATATCTTCGTAACTGCAAACGATATGGAGTTCATTCTCCTTTTCCTGCAGAACAACCGTATCGGTTTCCCATCGTGGGATTAGAATATGGAGCCACTTGCTCATAGAACCACCCGCTCCTTTATCCACCCGTATACAAAGGACTCGTTCGCCGGTCGCTGTTCTGCCAGCTCCAGATAGCGTTGACCCTGGCTGCAGTTCAAAGATCGAAGCATGACGAGCTCACCCTCTTTACCGCGCCGCTCAAGGTAGCTCTTCAATGCGCTGATAGTTCGTGGACCGATAAAGCCATCAGCAATCAGATCCGGGTAAAGAGTGCCCTGAATGTTGAAGACGTTGAGCCAGCGCTGGAACCACTTAGTCTGTACCGATGGCCCCATGTTTACGCCGGTGTCGCAAAGCTCGGCAGCAATCGCTGGTGAAACTTCAGAAACCAGATCGAAGCGTGGCCCCGTCCAGTAGTCAGCCGTTAGGATTTCAAGAGCCTGTTGGCGGGTGAGATTTTTCATATCACCGCTATAACCATGAGCTCGCGCTACTGCCTGGGTGATTCCCCAGTTTGTTGGGCCGCCTTTGTCGTCAGGGTGATTAACGTATCCACCCTCTTTGCCAAGAATGGCGTCAAAAATTTCATCTTTTGTCACGTTGTGCCTTCCCCTGCGATTCTTGCGATATTTCCCCGAGCGCGCCAGACAGCTACGCAGACAACCACATTAAGGATTAGCTCTCCGTAATCGACCTGCACATAATCGCCGTGCCAGATGCGGAAAGCAGTGAACGCCGGGGCGAGGATCAGACCATACGCCAGAAACTCCATCAATCTGCGGCGGCGTAAGCTCCGCTTCCTGAAGAACATCAGGCGTATGGTGATAAGGATGCATGCAACAGCGTTAATGTTCAGGATCAGTGTTTGCCACGTCATTCTTCCCCCTTCAATCCGGGTAAGTCCCCTGTCTTCGAGCGCTTGAGAACGCGAAGCAGGACGGTGACAGAAACCGTTGAGGCAGCCAGCGCACCAATGGCTGGAGAAACTTTCACGGCAACTGGCGGAGAGAGATGACTTAATGCCGCATTGATAAGCGCTGCGATGATTTCAGATGCTGTTCCGGCGCAGTAAATCCCACCGATAAATGAGATAAGCGCAAAAAGTATTTGCTTCCAGAGTTTGTGGTCTTCGCTGCTCAGGACGTATAAGGCGGCCCCTGCAAGAGAGCAAAGCATTACAGCGGGCGTTGCTTCAGGAAACATCATCGCGAAGGTGATTCCGGTTGTGCCAGCGGCCACGCCTGCCGTTACCGTTGCAGATATTGGTTCTGCGGACATTTTGCCCCCTCTTATTGCTGTGAGTCCTCTCTGAATGAGGGGAAATAAAAAAGCCACGGTTAGGTGGCTTTTTAATTAACAAAGGATAAATGTATGCCTATTATTTTCCGCGGATAGGAATTCTTTTGGCCAATCCTTTAGGGATAGTTACTTCAATGTCTTCTGCATCCTTCCAAAAAATTCTGAACTCATCTTGCCAAGAATCTAATGAAGACTTTAAAAAATGATTTCTGTGATGTAGATCTGTATAATGACATTCCCCCATCACGCCAATTTGACCTATCTGCTCATCAAGTATGTTTTTTAGAGCAACTATATCTGTTATCTCAACGCAAGCTTCTTTTTTAAGATTTTTAGCTATATAGTTACTTCTTCTGTTAGCCAGACATAAAATAAGACCATCTTCCAGTCTACGATCCAACAATATATTTTCAATATGAAATCCCGGTGCAGATATCGACCCAATCGAACCCTGTACATCAGGCCCAAAACTAATCATCCCTCCGAAAACCTCATCGCCATGAGATGAATTATCTATTTGGTTCTCGTCTGGCGTATAGATACCTTGTCTATCTTCTCTTTTGTACTTACTTGCTTTAAACAGGGGAATTTTCCCACCACTTACCCATGTTTCAGCATAGTTTTCGAACTGCAAATAAAGATATTTCTTCATCCCTAACCTACTCGTATTTGCTGTTATTTCGTTGCAAAAATTTAACGCAAATAAAGAGACGAATAAATAAAATTTTAAAAAAAACCCGCGCTAATGGCGGGCTCTTGCTTGTCAGGTTGCTCAGTTCGCTTTAACTTCCCGAGCCTATCACAATTTAAGCACTTTCTTGCTCACTACGCAACTTAAATTTGTCGCTATTTGTGCCGAACACGTCACAAAGTGGAGCGTACAGGATAGATTCCGCTAAACTTAACCAAGTGTCTATGCGGCGGCGACATGTGATCAGGGTCCAGTCAGGGTGTTTAGCATTAAGCTCGTTGGCCATCTGAAGTTTGCTCTTACGCAGACGGTGTCGGTCAACTATTACGCCATACAACCCACGGTATTCTTCGTTCATCAGTACAGCGGCGATCACGCCATCAACCTTCATCCCTTCTTCGTCGGAACAGAATGCCAGCCCACTTTTGTTTTTGCTGTCGAGAATTTCGCGCAGGTATGCTTCCAACTCAGGTTTGGTGATGCCGGATTTCTTCATGCGGCGCAGCGCATCATTAATGGCAGTTTTGGTGATTTTCCCGGATGCAAGCAACTGGTTGAACATGTTTCCGCAGGAGCCACCACCGATGTATGACCAGCGGCCCCACATACGGAGTTTGCCCTGTACCCAGATGCTTTCGAGAGTGTGAAGGCGAACCATTTCGCCAGATTTGCCAACTTCGGCAGGATTAATCATTTTGCGTCTCCACTTACGCCAGTACGCCGATTGCCAGCGTACGATCTAAAAATCGAAACAACAGCACCAACTGGTCGCCGTGCTTCGCTTCGAATGCCACAGGATCAGCGTGCAACTCGTCGTGATGCCCCCTGCACAGAGGTATTACGAACAGGTCGTGCGCCTTAGTACCCATTCCACCCTGCCCGTGACCTATCAGGTGGTGGGGGTCGTCTGCTGGCTTATTGCAGCAAACACACGTCTGAGATTTTACCCAGCGCGTGTACTTCTCGTTTACCCAGCGATTACGTTTGGGTCTCAGCAGGAAGGATTCTGGTGACTCCGGGTTTACCTTCACCGCGACTATCTTTTTGACCTTCTCCTGCAGCAGTTCAGTGGCCGGTACCGATGGAATAATCTCGCTTTCCCTCATCACCGGACTGATAGCTTCAGGCTTAATCCGTAACGCTTTGCTTGCCACTGCTTCAGGTATGAGATCGGCTAAGTCGTTCCTGACCATCCACCAGCAGAACTCCGGTAAAGTCAGTGTGTGGTCATCGCTGAATCCTAATTGACCATTAACCATCTTCAGCAGCCAGGATACCAGGTTTTGACGGGCAATTCCCGCGAGTCTTTCAGTGGAATGATCACGGATTTGGTTATCACACGCCCAGCAAAGACGGATGCTTCCTGGCTGATGGTGCATGATTGTGAATTCGCTCGCGTGCCAGTCGTTGTGAGGCCACTGACATTCATGTTTGCGTTCCAGCCATGCATCCAGACCACCAAGACCACCAGCGCGCTGAATTACTCGTTCATTCTCAAAAATGGGATGCATACTGACATCATCTGTCAGTGTCTGATAAGCCTCTGGGATAACGCCAGACGGTAAATCAGCCATGGCTTCCGTCGGAGTCTCGACGACAACACGACCCTGCCGGAAAAGCCACAACAGCTCACTGCCTGGACGGAGAATCACCACACCAGCCATAGGAGCTATTTCAGGTGTCAATAAAGCTTTCACGCTACCAGTCCCTTCGCGGTTACAAACTTGGTGACGGTTATCTCGACCTTACCACCCGGCACCTGTGGTCCCCACTCCACCAGCATCCTTTTCACCTGACTGTCATCCTCCCAGACGCCAGCGTGTGTGAGCGCGTCGAACAGCGCCTTGTTGTAGTTGTCGATATCACGACGCCGCGAATCCGGCGGAAAGAGGATGATCTCTACCGATGCTGGCGCCGAAGATGGTTTTGGAAGGCAGCGCAATTGCTCAATGATCGAGGCACACGCCGAACTCTGAAATGCTCGCCCCTTCGCACTGATGAGATGACGACCTTTGAGCTGCCCGCTATTCGGCGCGCGCCAGTAAGTGTTTACGCTTGGAGGGAACGGAAGGACCAGCTTCATAGCTTCACCCCTTGCAACTCCAGCCACGCAATGGCGTGCTCGCGAGCGTACTCATCACCATCAAGAAGCGACTTAATGATCGATATCGCCCCGAAATCCTTAGTATCCTCAAGTATGGTTATCCCACGTGCCGCGCCGGGGGCTACAGCGATGTAACCTTTCCTCTTCAGCACATTGACGTGATCGGCAGCTGCGTTCGGCGATGACACGCCAATCAGTTCTGCAAGCTCCTTCACTGTCGGCGGGAACCCCAACCGCGCCTGATAATCCTTGATGGCGTTGAACACTTCACTTTGACGTGGCGTTAAATCGATCATGATTTCGCTCCATTAAGCTGATATTTCATCAGTTCTCCCCTGCGTAACGGCCAGCAAGGAACCATGAGCCATCTGCTTTGTTCGTTGATACGGCTTTGCGCAGACAGCGCTGGCGCTCTTTCAGGCAGCGCTCACGCTCAGTCAAAATCTGAGAGCGCTGGAATGCTTCCATCCAGAGAGTCGCAGCACGGCGGTAAAGACCACGGTTCTGTAACTCTTTCGCCTGATCAATCATCGCTTCTACGTGTTTATCCGCTGGCAATTCACGGCGACCACCAGCAGCACTCTCTGACATCGCGTAGTACAGGAACTGTTTGCCATTCCACTCACGCGTAGTGAAGTTGTATTCGTGAAGACGGCACACGGTGCGCTGGACAGCATCGACAGAGCAATCAGCAAACGCTTCGGCAATCTCACGGCTGGTCAAGCCAGGATTCTCAGCAATGAACATCTCAAGGGTTTTCATCAGGCTGCTCATCAGTTAGCTCCTCTGAAGCCTGCAGGGATCTCGCCGTAATCAGTGTTCTGGAAACTGGACTTGAACACACCATCCTGACGAGCCCACTCGCCGTTCACTCGCTCTGGTCTTCCGGCATTCGCCCAGCTGTTCGCTGACTTCAGGTAGCCAGGGAACTTGGTCGGCTGGAAGAGTGTTTGTGGGCGGATGTAGGCGGACATGGTCAGGTCTTCGCTCCACTTGGCATTGCAATAGTCCACCACCAGTGAGAGTTCTTCGACGGTGTAACCTTCACCGATTCGGGCACGGATGTTTTGCAGAGAGGTCGTTGAGACCTGGTAACGAGAGTTCGTCACCAGGTTCAGGTGATTTAAAACCAGTTTGGCCTGATCGGTGATCAACACTTCACGGTCTGGTTGCGTCGCAACCGGACAAATAGTGTTTTTTATATCTGTAGTATTCTCTGTTGTATTCTCTGTAAGAACATCAGTGCATTTTGACCTGATGACAGCGGTTCGTTTTGACCCGATGGAGCGTGTCACTGTGACCTCTTCCATCGGTTCATTTTGACCTGATGGAAGAGTGCATTTTGAACTCTTCGATTTGGTCACTTTGACCTCATCTAAAAGCTCGCTTTCGTAGTTGATCGTGTAGTAGTTCGTCATGTCGCGCTGAGACTTATTCAACTGCTCAATTTTGAGCACGCCAAGCGCTTTAAGACGAGTGAAGGTGCGCTTCAGAGTGGACTCAGACCAGAACGGGAACTGCTCCAGCCATTGCTCATTCGTGTTGTAAATCCAGCGCACGCCGTCACGCTCCAGTCCGGAGGTGGTTTCTTTCAGCCAGTAGTTCACCTGCTGCAACGCAATCGCCTCATTGAGGCCAATGCTGTATGCAAGGTCAGGGTTTATCACTATCGGCCGGGATGGCATCAACAGGCTCATGGTCGTCCTTTAACTCTGTAAATTTACGCTGGAATTGCTCAAGAGGGCTGAAGCACTCATGATCGTACCCTTCGCGAAGGTATATAACGCGTCGAGTCTCTGGCTCCCATCTGATAACCCGCACCGGGATACCTCGGTGGTCTCTGAATTGCCGGTTAACTTCAGCCATTCCTCGCGCCCCTTCTCGTTCATCTGAGCAAATGTCCCTACCAGACCTGCACATGCCTGGTAGTTGTGGCTCCCGTCCTCTCCACGTACTATTTCGACATAGCCGAAGTGAGAGTCTTTACCCACCAGCGGAAGGCATCGGAATTGCTTAGCTGGTCTCATTCGGTTTAAACTGTTCATGCGTTTAGTTTCTCCACTGATACGACACGCCACGACGCCCGGAGCTGCACACTCGCGGGCGTCACTATTTTTGGCACTTCTTACGGCTGAACAACGCGATAATCGCTCGGATCTCTTCTTCCCGCGCAGCAAGGTGACGGCGGTGATATTCGTGAATTTCTTCGGCTTCATGCTGTTCAATAACCCCATCTTCCAGCGCCTTCTGAATAATTTGGTCAACTCGTCCTCGCGCAGCTGCTGTTCTCATTGCTCGGGAGAACAGGTCAACGCGGTCTAAATCTTTCAAGAGCGGGATGTCCACCAGCAAAGCACCGCGACGCTGGGCGAAGTAATCAGCCAGGAGAGATGTATTTGAAATATCTTCCATCGCTTCCAGTTCATTCACTTCAAAGAACCGGCAGCCATTCTTCTCGTAAAGATTGTTGTTGAACTGAGTTACTGACATACCAAGCGCACCAGCCATAGCCTCACGGCCACCGGGATATGCCTTGCACATCGCCTTAACTACTTCTTTCAAACTTGGCTCTACCATGTTGTTTTCCCTTTGGTAGTTATCGGATTACTGCTTTAGCATTACGATTACCAAGTCCCGTTATTTCATCTGATGCTTGGTATCGACTCGGGTACAAAATATGTAATTCGCTGATTTCACCTTTGAAGAATTTGGCTAGACGCTCTGCCAGCTCAACAGAGGGGACTTGTTCGCATCTTTCAATGCGACTTAACGTAGCCGGGTCAACCTGCACGCCGGTTGCCACATGCAACAAAGTCATACCATGCGACTTACGCAATTTTCTTAACGGTGATTGCATACTTCCTCCTTAATTTGCGCAATACGCATGTTATTGCATGTTAGCGAATTGCGCAAGTTGCTTTGCATGACGCGCAAAAACAACATGTAATGGACGCATGAATATAGGATCACGCATACGAAATCTTCGCCTGTCGAAGAACATGAAAATCGCAGAACTCGCTGAGGCTGTGGGGGTTGATGCTGCAAATATTTCTCGTCTTGAAACGGGAAAACAAAAGCAGTTTTCAGAACAAACACTTAACAGACTTGCTCACGCTTTAAGCGTCAGTGTTCCAGACCTATTTATTTCTTCTGAAAATGAGTCTACTGTATATATAAACAGTAAAAAGGATTCATCAACCCGGAAGGATATTGATGTGTATAGAGTCGAGGTACTTGATGTGAGCGCGAGCGCCGGTACAGGACATATTCAGGGTAGCGATGTTATCGATGTGATTCATGCCATCGAATACAGCAGTGACCAGGCATTAACTTTGTTTGGTGGACGGACATCTTCAGGGGTTAAGGTTATCAACGTTCGCGGGGACAGCATGGCATCCACCATAGAGGCCGGAGACCTGATTTTTGTTGATGTGAACGTGAATGAGTTCGATGGGGATGGTATTTATGTTTTTGGTTTTGATGGGAAAGTCTATGTTAAGCGTCTTCAGATGATCCCTGACCAGTTACTGGTCATTTCCGACAATCCAAAGTATCGCGAATGGAATATAACCAAAGATAACGAACACCGTTTCTACGTATATGGAAAAGTTTTAATCAGCCAATCTCAATCCTTCAAACGCCACGGCTAACTACTCATCACATTAAAAGGACCTCCTAACGAGGTCTTTTTTTTGCGCCTAAAATTGCGCATTATGCATTTTAATACTTGCGTTACTCGCAATTAATGATTATCTTGAATTCATCGGCATATGGCACATGTGTCGCATCAGTTGGAAGGTTAGAGGTGAGAAATGAACGTAACAACAGAAGCGCTGAAAATGAGAGAACAACTAAAATCCCAGCTTTATTCGTCAGACCAATTAAACAGAAACATTTCGGAAGTTAGTTGGGGAGTGCGCAATCTCTTAGATAAATTAGAGAGTGCGCATTTGAACATCACTCATCTTTTAAATACTGATCACCTGAACCTATCTGCCAGCCTGCGTAGCTCATTAAGTCAGTTTTTAGAAGACGCTGATTCTTTGAAATCACTTGTAAATAGCTCTGCGCTTCATCGCTCAGTTTGTCAGGAACCAGATCATCGAGAAGAGTCCACAACTGGTCAAAGTACCCCATGCGGCGAATCGTCTCAGGAGTCCAGTTCGTTTTCAGATAAACAAGATGATGCAGAGAAGCTGGACCTTCGAGATTCAACACGGAATTCTTAAATTTAGTGCGATGTTCATGCAAGTAAAGTTCGATGAGTATCAGTTTATGCAGATGGCTTCTACATAAAGCCGCGCTAGTTACATGCGGATTGTTTCGATAGTCGTAGTCGGATATTCCATAGTGTTCGGCGAGACCAGGAATCATGGCCATATAAAGATTTTCGTATCCGTTCATTGATTTAACCTTCTTGGTTGTGTGAGAACTCCAAGAATACCACCGAGCCTGATGTGGTGAAAAGACAGGCACACAACATGAAAGCGCATTCCCCATCAACCAGTTTTGGAAGACAGGTGAGCATTTTAACGGAGTGCGCTTCCAGTTGTGGCAGTACCTGTAACAACTATGCTGTGTGTAGTTTTGGCGGTGGCAGTGATTTGATTATTTTCCTTGCTGGCCACCGCACTTTTTTCACAACTGAAAGCGCGTTCTGCATTTTTTACTGAGAGGCCTCAGTCGTTAAATCAACTCAGGGGAACGCGCTCCCAATTGTGGAGAAGCTAACCGGCGATGGCAGTCGCCCGTTTCACTAAGTGCCCAAGTTGGGTGCTTACTAAAACGAAAACCACTTTTTTCTGTCGCCATCTGGCGAGGGATTCGTGCAACCAAAATTCAGCGTCGTGCAGGACGCATATAACACGGAGAAACTATCCATGACGAACACACAGAACGTCACCGAGTTACAACCACGCATGACCAGGGAGCAACTGATCGATGCTGCTCGTACCGCAGCGAAGTTTCTGCCTGTTGCGTCAGCTCAGTTGATGAATGAACTGGCTACCCGTCTGGATTACACCAGCGCTGCGCTTTGCGAGTCGATGGAACAGCGAAAAACATTGATCGAGGCTTTAACCACCATTGCCAATTCTGAGCCGTTTGAAGGTGAGACCGTAGTTTGTGATTTTTCTTCATTGGTATCTGTTGCAGCAGGAGCATTGCACAAAACGTACAACAGCCAATGCAAGCAAGCTATTGAAGAGGTCACCAACAATGGCTAATTCATTCAAGCAGATGACAAAGTCTGGCCTGATTAAACGCACCGATACCGGGATGTTTATCAGCCTGGACGATATCCACGTTCGTGAAGGTTTCAATAAGCGCCATGACGATGATGAGCGTACCCGCCTGGCCGACGATGACCTGTTCCATTACCTGATGAACGGCGGTGCAGTTCCCCCGCTTGAAGTTATCGCACGCGATGAAGGTGGTGTATGGGTTGTTGAAGGCCACCGCCGCCGTCGCTGCTTTGCTCGCTGTGCTGAAGCTGGTAAGCCAGTAGACCGCATTCACATCATGCCTTTCAACGGTAACGATGTGCAGCGTCTGGCGCGGATCATGACCAGCAATAACCAACTCCCACTTTCAGACATGGAACAGGCAGCAGTCATTCAGGAGCTGCACAACGCGTTCAACCAGACCACCAGCGAGATAGCAAAGCTGGTCAATAAGTCAGTGGCCACCGTCGAGAAGTTGCTAACCCTCAGCACAGCGAACCATGACGTGCAGCAGGAAGTTAAATCTGGTGCTGTCTCTGTTGACGTTGCTGTTGACCGCGTTCGTGAGTATGGCGAACAGGCTGGCCAGGTTCTCCAGCACGATAAAGCAGTTGCCGCTGCGCAGGGGAAAGCAAAAGTTACCCGTAGCTCTATCGCGCCGGAACTGAGCATCAAGAGCGCGCGCCGGTTCGTCGAGCTAATGGCTCAGGCGGCGATCAGTGACGAAGGTGTTTTCACTCTTGAAGGTGCTGCGCTTGCTGAAGCTCTGGCGATTATCGACGAGCACAAAGCTATTGCTGAAGCGCGTGAAGCGTATCGCTTGTCACAGCCAATTCCCTCCACTGAGGTTCGCGGCAAAACTCTTCACGTTCACCTCGACGGTGTAGAAATCGGCACAGCGCAAATTTATCGCGGCAAGAGCGTCACACTCAACGGGATCGTCACCAGCCAGTCAAAGGCTGTGGCCCACTTTGTTAAACAACACAAACTTCAGCAGGAAAATCATCATGACAGCAACCAATAAACCAATGACCGGCGAGCAGTTGGATGAACTGATGACTGTTGCCGTCAACATGCAGCGCACAAGTGAAGAGATTAAAGATCGTGGTGCTGCGATGTTCGCCTATGCAGTACAGGTAGCTGTTATGGAAGTGCGTGATACCCGTTCAAAGCTTGCAGAGTCTCAGCGCGAGTTCCGTGCTGCTGATGCGACCATCGAGAATCTGCAGATGCAGCTTAACGCAGAGCGAGAATCCAAGCTGGCGCTGGCTGCGGAGAACTCAGCAGTCAAAGCAATGAACGATTGCCTGTCTGAAGAGTTACGCGGATATGAGTCTGATGGCGCTTTTGAGGGCCCGAAGATGCATCTGTTGTGGTGGAAAGCAGAAAACCCAGCGACCGACGCTGTCCTGGATGAAGTGCGGGCGCAGGGTGTGGACATGTTTGCACGGTCATTGCGCGGTGAGGCAGAAATTACAAAGTCTTGCACCTTCAATCCTGTGCAGCAATTTGAAGAGTTTGCACTTCGCGCTGATGAGTGTGCCGCCCAACTTCGACATGGAGTGCAGTCATGAGCAAGCCAACTGACGAAGAACTCATTCAAATCCTTCTCGAACACGGTAATTGCATGACCTACGTAGTTACGCACTGGGTGCATGACAAACACAAAGGCGTCAAAACAGCATACGTCCTTCGCCGCCTGAAAAAACTTGAGGCCGAAGGAAAGGTGCGTCGGGTCAAAAGCAGTTATGCAGTTCAAATTTGCTGGGAGGCAGCATGACAACGAATAAGCAGGCACTGCGCAGTGAACTCTTAATCGAGAACGGTCAGTTAGTTGCCGATACTTTGCGCCAACTGGCTGATAACGAAATTGACTCTGATTATTTTGCAATCACGTCATCATGCGAAGCTTATGGAACAGAGATTGAGTGCGAGCTGGCCATCACGGATTACGCTCGTCAGGCTGCAGGAACAGTAGATGAGCTGGTTAACGCACTGGAAGCCGCAGAGAAGCGGATTGCTGAGCTTGATGCGCGAACCAGCACGCTACCGCCGCTAAATGATGACCTGATCGCTATTCTTGGGCGTCCTAATTTCACATGCGCACATCTGGCCGAGCTTATGCGCAAAAGTGGTGAGAATATTCCTCGCAAATCTGAGAATGAGCAGGCTGCGGTTATTCATTGGTTTTTGGGCCTTTATCTCGAACACGGAGATAAATGGGAGAGCGTGGCGAAAGCAGACATTCAGGCACGCGTCGCTGCCGCTGGCATCACCACCAAAGGAGAGTGATATGACTCGTTATATCGCAGTAATTCACGGCTGGCACGTCAGTAGTAATGGCTTTGATGTTCATGAATTGGTCGCGACAGACAAAGAAGAAGCTCATAACGAGGCCGTCCTGCTCACGCATAAGCGGGAAAGCACCTTCGACAAATGTGCATTCACTGTAGTCGAGATTGCTGACCACGAAAGATTGTCACGCAAGTTAACGCTCCGCGAACGTCTGACAGGGAGGACTAACCCATGACCACATTCACCAAAGAGCAGTTAATCGAATGGGCGAAAGATTGCCGGATGCTGGCGCAATGCGCCGTTGACGCGCGGCCTAATGATGTGGCGGCGGCTAAAAATATGGCAATGGCTGAAATCGCGCTGGCATCGCTCGAAGCCGAGGCTGTTGGCGAATTCTACGAGGATGGACCACTGAACTGGTACCAGATTTCTGATGGAGACCGCGTTCCGACTCACAGGCGCATTCCGCTCTATCGCCACGCTCAGCCTGCGCCGGTAGTTCCTGATGAACTAACCCGCGATGAGTACAAGCGTCGATTCATGGAAGAAGACAATTTTGACGACACTTTCATAGGCGGATGGAACGCCTGCCGCGCCGCCATGCAGGGTAAAGCCGAACCTGTAAGCCAGCCTTACAAGTTGCCTGCAACCCAATTTAAGCCAGTTGCGGATGCGTTCAAAATATCCCATCCTGACGTGCCGGCATCATTTTGCTTTTCTGAGAGTTCTGACACTGCCATTCATGCGAGAAAAAACGGATACGAAGTTCAAGAATACGTAAAACTTGAGCGCTTGCAGGAAGCGGTAATTGGCTACTCTCCGGTGATTACGGATTGCTGGTGCCGAACCTGCCGACCAATAAACCTTAATGACATGCGCTTTGTCGTATGCCCTGATTGCGGAAATAAGCGCTGTCCTCACGCCAATGACCACAGGAATGCATGCACCGGAAGCAACGAGCCAGGCCAGGAAGGCAGCGCGTACCCAGCAGCACCGCAGCAGGAGGTGAAGCCGTGAGTAAAGCCGAAGCTTTGAAGTATGCCATGGTGATTGGCTTCGGTGTGGCTGCCGGGATTCATCTCTATTTCGCCTGGTCATCACTTCTTGAAATCGCATGGGACGCTTTAAAGCCATGGTGAGCAAACTCAATCTGCGGCGTACGCGCCGCCTTAAAGCCGATGTTGCATGGTGGATGGCAGAAGCGCACGACTGGAAGGAGATCGCGCTGGAGCATGCAGTTGAAATCGAACGTCTGCGCGCTCTGGTAATTCGTGTGCCAATGCCGGTAATCGTCCCTCGTGATATGGCCCACCAGCTTTATCACACTGAAACAAAAAGATGTCGTACCTGCAATGATGGTCTCCGTGGTGGATGTTCATCTTGCGCGTTCTATAAATCGTAACCGGGTGCAGCCGGGGTAATTCATAGTGGAGGGTTTATGAGCACAGATTTTATGAAAGAAGAGGAAGTGATGGATCTTCTTGGTAAGAAGAGAACTGCCCTGTGGCGACTTCGTACCAAGTATGGTTTTCCGTCGCCGGTTTTGACTCACCCATCCAAATACAGCAGATCGGCGGTTGAGAAGTGGATTCAAGATGGTGGTGTTAATCGTTCTGTTAAAAAGGATGGTGTTAACCGAGTTGTTTGACGTGCCAAAAAATCTTGTCGGCGTACAGTTCGTACGCTTCTTTTTGTTCCGGCAGCCAGTCGTGTTTATTGTACACGGCCATCACTCCTCCCAGTTCATGCCCCAGCATCTTTTCGGTGACGTGGGGCATAATCCCTTCCCCTGATAGGTTAGTTACCAGAGAACGGCGGAAGTCGTGAGTGCGCCACTCAGGAATATCTATTTTATCCCGCAGCTTTTTCATATAGAGATTGGCAGACGAACGATCAATGGCTTTGTCCAGTTCCTGCCCTGGGAAAAGGATGTTGTTACCGTTATTCAAAAGTCTCTCAATATACGGTTTAACCTGATCGAATATTGGCCGCCTGATAACGTTGCCCATCTTTGAGTGTTCACCCGGCGTTGTCCAGATCAGATCATACATATTGAATTCAATTGCAGTAGCCAGGCGCAGTTCAGACAATCTCGCACCCCATAGCAATAACAACTGGTGAAGCACCTTATTTGACGAGACAATTTTATTGTTTTCCAGCGCCAGCCACACCTTCGCGAGCTCTGAATATGTCAGAACCCGACTGCCAATATCAGGCTTTTTCCCTATGTTCTTTACGCTTAGCTTCAGCAATTCGCAGGATGGGATAAGCTGGCGACTGATACACCAGTTGATCACAGACCGAAGCTGCAGCAGCAGGACGCGGGATTTTTTCTTGTTTAGAGATTCCTGTTTATCGAAGAAACGAACCCAGGCAGATACCGGTATGTTTGCAACCGGTGTGTCTTCGAATTGTGTGTACATTGTGTTGTACACAACTGACTTGTAGAGGGTCTGAGTATTAGGTTTCAGTCCAGTGACGTACTTATCCCACCACTGATCAAGGCACTCTTTCAGAGTCAGCTCACCGTCACTGCGCGCAAAATAATTTTTGGGGTTAACCCCCTTCATGTACAATGCGCGCATCTCACCGACGATGACCCTGGCATCTTTCAGTGATGTTGCCGGATACCGGCCAACATTGAGACGAACAGGTTTACCATTCCAGCGATACCGATACTGAAACGTAATGGTTCCCGTAGGCGTGATCCGCGCGCTGAGTCCGTCACCATCAGTGACTTCTGCCGCGCCAGAATACGGTTTACCGTTGATGCTCCGCAGTTTAGTGTCGCTGAGTGCCAC